TGCCAACGTGCCTACTGCAATAGTCGTCGGGTAAGGAAAGATCTTGGGCAACAGCCCTCAAACCTTCTCTACTCGATAGTAGATCACTATGCTAGAAACACTGCACAAGACGTTACCCTCAGGCACCGCCGTGTACACCATCTCCGCGCAAACACAACACTTTAAAATCTTTATTTACGTACTGATTGTAGTAGTACTCATAAGTGTTGATCGAACCTGAGGAACCAATCGAAATTGATTCTACAAGCTGAGCATAGTGTCTTCTCAGACTGTTGTAATAGTCACGCCCACATAAGAAAGCTTCTAATAAGGCGCTATTGATGTTTTCGATTGTGGCATCCAAAGCTGAATCTGATTTATGAATCCACATTGGTATTTCTTCAATCACGGTTTTATCCATGGGGCAATGAATTACCCCGAATCGATCGTCACGCACAAAACTTCTTTTCAAAAAGGTACAATCCTTGGGGTCTTTGACCCGAAAGTTGTAATCTTTCTGAGCAGTTGTAATGCGCATTCCAATCTCTTCAGCAATTTTGCGATGTTCTGCACCACAAAAACCGTCTTGAGGATTAATACTAAATAGGATATCATCTCCATAGACTTTGATTGCACACATTTCCAGAAAATCGGCCAAGTGTCTAACATTCCCATTTCTTTTGTGAAACAATTTGTAACTGTATAGCATCAATAATTCGTGAATAACACAATTTATTTCAGCAGTAACAGCACACCCCGAACACTGTCCTCCAGTTTTTAGCACTAATCTATCACCCATTATTAAAAATGTGTAACAGAGTTCATGCATCAAAACACTTCGGACTTTGTGATTCGGTGAGTCAAATGAATCACCATAGAAAGTACTTACGATCCTAGCATAATTCTCAAAAAACTCCGGATGCAATGATTGATCCCAATTGGCATAATCAAAATCTTCCCACTGGGTTGATTTAGCATTCAGAGTTTTATAGATAGTATTCCAAGATCCGAGAGGGTCTATACCTACACTTGATGCGATTCCTGGTAGGGCTGCTTTTTGATGTTGAGCAGCCACGAAAGCACCAAAATATTTTCTTGTCAATAAGTTGTAATCCATGGGCAAGCATATAAATACTCGCGTCTTTCCTTGTCTGATCTTCTCCAACTTTCGCTTTTCATCCTTCAAGCACATATAGCCGAAGCTATCGTGCAAACGTTCTCCCTTTCGGGCCGCTTCTTCACGAAGTTCAAATCGAGAGCGAATCTCAGTTTTCATGGTATACAACTTCCGTCCTGTTCCTAACTCTTCATGTTCTTCGAACCATTCAAACTTTCCTTGTAGATGTGGCAGCTTACGCTGTTTAACGAAGGGGTATCCGGGTGAAGTATGCATATCAACTTCCTTCAAAACACCTGGTATTCCATTAACTGTTTCCATTTCTGTTAACAATCGTGGTGCTATGTTGGGAGCTGAATATGCTGAAGCTAAGTAAACGGACAGCTCACTAGTTGCTTCTGACAGTATAGCCGTATCTATCGCCCCGTAGTGGTGATCAAATCCTTGCACATTATGTGCTAGCAAATTCTCAACGGGGACTTCAAGTCGCTTATCTGTCTTCCGCAACACAGCAGGCTGCATTTTAGAAGTTTCTGGGTTGTAAATTAAAGAGGGTTCTAGTTTAGTTTTTCCGGGGGGAGCCATCGCTTTAGTTTTGGGAACTGTTCCAATATAGATCAAAGATTCATTACCAATGCCTTCAGGTATTCGATCATCACAATCAACGCCTAATGACGCAATTACGTCATCAACGTTGGGTGTAGTGGTCGTCTCAATCACCTGAAGTCTTTCACAAGCAATCCTCAAATCATCTCGGCAAACTGGTTCAAACCAGGTTTCATTACCATTCCTGCTAATCGCACATTGCAAACCAACTATTTTGGTTGGCATTGAACGACTCTCAGCAATCATAAGGGAACCTGAATCACCAAGTTGTCCTCGAAGATGAGAATGCCATGCTAATCCCATGGTAAAAGTCTTCTCCTTAGTACTGTAAATAGCTCCTTCTTCATAAAGTGTAGCTATCATTCCTGTAGGGCTTTCGACAACAACGTAATTTGGCGTCTCTCGCGGTGGGGCTTTCAGTAATCGATATCTTATTGAGTGAGGCAATTCTGTATCAGCTGTGGGAAAGTGATCTAATATATCACGTGCTTCCGGCATGGTTGCAACGCAATTATATACAGCTAAGTCCTTGCCTGGAATCTCAACAAGTCGGGTCTCATCAAAATACTCGGAAACTATTTTCATAGCTCCATTCATATTGACAAGAATAAACATTTCCGGTTCTTCCTGATGGGCTTTCCTGGCTTCTCTCAAAGATGAAAAGAAGTGAGCGTTTGTCAAAATAGCTCTTCCTCGAATTCGCACAGCATTCTGAGAATATCTCACGTTACCAACCTGGTAACCAATCTTGCAAACAGTAGCTTTATCAATCAACATCTTTAAAATGTCATCTGAACTTTTATCCTGTCTTGCATCAAAGATATCTTCATCACCACTGGCAAAAGCGGATCTGAGCTTCGATTGTCTCGTTATTCGGCG